TTAGGCCCAATGGCTTTGGTGCAACCTTTGACCGTCCCAGCTCCAGCCGTACTTATAGCTGGCAAACTTAACAGCTAAACGACCGTTGCTGAATTGAGCTTTGTGCTTTGAGATAGCTGCGTACTTTGCGTAAACATAATTGCCACCGTCCATTTCGCTCACAATTTCAGCGTTTTTTTTGATAGCTTCTGCGCGACTCATATGAGCTGACTCAAACAATTCGTTATCCGCGTCAGCTACAACATATTCGCTCATAGAGCTTGTGGATTCTAAGTATTTTTGCCCGATCGCACGTAATTCGACCATAGCAGCAGTTTTTCTGATTACCTTGTAGAAGTCGATATTGGTCTGGTCATAACCCCAGCTTGAATAAACGATCTGTCCAATTTCGACATCTGCCATTGAGTTGATTTCTTTAGCTTCTAATACAGCGTTCATTACTTACCTGCCTTCTCGTAGACTTTTTGAGCACATTTTTCTGAGCAGTATTGCCCTTCAATTTTATAGACAACCCAGTCAAGAAGCTGATACGTATTACGACTGATTTTTTTCTCAGCTATTTTTTTCTGACAAAGTGAACAGCTCATTATGCCACCGCCTGATATTGAACTTTGATACCAGCGATATTTTTGTAAGCTGCTTGATATTGAGCAACTAATTTTTTAGCTTTAGCTTCACTAACTTCTGCATTTACTAACTCAAAAGCATTTTCACTTTCAACAATTTTTAACTGAACTTTTTTAGCTACCTTAGCCATTTTATTTCCTGCTTTCTGTCGGAGATTCCTGCCCCCTACATCTCTAAGTGTAATGGTTACACCCCTAGAGTCAAGCAAGCTAGAGCATATATTTAGAAATTTTTTGACCTATTTTTATGTCTACGCCTGGCTCTCCGTAGCTCTTTGAGCTGTGGATTTCAACTACCTGGCTATCGTCTAAATAGACAATTTTAGATAAACTGTCCAAAATAGCTCGAATGAGCTTGTCCAGGTCAGGTGGCACCGTGGGCATTTCACGATTCACTGTACGAGGTTTTTGCAGCTGAAAGTCCATAGTCATAGCTACTGGGCCTTCAATTAGCTTTGGCTGCATAGCTCGAGCTGCAAGAGCTACCGTCGAGCGCCAAACCGCCAGAGCTGAACCCTGGCTATGTACCATTCGTCCGTTTCCGACGTGCTTCATAGACCCCTGGGGGACTGGTAAGCCATCTACGCGGAACTCGATCACCGCGTAAGTATTACAGATTAAAGTACGAGTGTCACAGCGTCGCTGACGACCTCGTGCTTATCAGCTGAACCGTCAGTGAGGTAAAAGTCATACGTCCCATTGTGATCTGGTCCAGATATGTCCTTTACCGCCCAAAGGTGACCGTTAATCGAAACACGATCGCCAAACTGAACGCTTGCTGGTGGCACTATTGCTGTCATTATTCCTCCGTCTAGGTGTAATGATTACTCTAAGGTTACACGAATTACAGTTAAGAAGTGGTCTGGGACACACCAAAAAGCTTGCGTAGCGATTCGGGCATTGGAGAGCCTTTAGGGACGTCCTCAGAGGTGAACTGAGGTGGCACTAGGGTAGGAGTGGTAATAAGGCCTCTAAGGGACGCTGGAGCCTGTTTTTGGGGTAAAGGATCATCTGTCCAACGCTCCTGATTTAACCAGGTGGACGCGTGAGCTGTAAAAGCCTCTTCACGGTTAGGGTCATTCTTAAAACATTCAGCTGCAGCGATCAGCTTCTCAGCTGTAGTTTTCTTGAGAGCTACTGCGAACGCTTTACGAGCTGCGCCTTTAGCCGTGTGGCGAGGATATGCAGTCCAAAATAAATCAAACTTATGATCAAAAGTATTTTTATTATCTTCCTTTTCATCTTCCTCTTCCTCTTCCTGGTTAAACGAACGTTGAACGAACGTTGAACGTTCGTTAAGCGAACGTTGAACAGCAGACCTTTTTCCCGCATAAGAAGCTCTATCTGACTTCTCTCTGACAGCTGCTAAATCGCGTTCGATCCTGGAATGAACCCAGGTTTGACCGTCAATTTGAAAAAATTGTGACAGTACATTTTCAACAGCTTTCCAGCGATCATCTGAAAGTCTAGCTACGTGAGCTAGTCGGTTGTCCGTATTGTCCAGTGGCTTACCTCTCTGCCAATAATTCATTATGAGCAGCAGGTAAGCACCGTGTTCCTCTGTGGTGAGGTGGGCTGTATCAGCCAGGTAGTCTGAGGTGTAGAGCTGTAGATATGGCAGTGAGGTCATTATTTTGTCCAGATCTCAAAACCAATATACCAACGGATAAAATTCATCATAAAAGCTTTATCGTGGTGGTCGTAGTCAATACCAAAACCCCAATAGCTTGTTACACCGTGAAAAAACTGTATTTTCAATTTTCCTCCAAAGCGTCGTAAATCATTTTTTTTGTAATTCCTAAATCTGCAAACTCCTGGATAACCCTGTCACGCGTCGCTGTTTTTCCAGTCGTCATTAGAGATTGCCTTTCTAAAGTTTCCATTCCACCCCACCAGCCGTAGAACTCGTGAAGAGTTGCATACGATAGACAACTTGCCCATATAGGGCAAGAAGCGCATAAAGCTCGCAGTGGCTTGATATAAATATCTGGGTCAGGACGCCGTATTTCTTCAATACGGTAAAAGACTTCTGTCTCGACGCCTTTGCAGTGCGCGTCCTCCCAATTTATCTCCGAGTAGAGGGGCAACCTATTTCTCCTGACGCGTCGTAGTAGCTACAGTAATTGACGCAGAATACTGGGTCTTTTTCTGGAGCTGGTGCGGACTCGCTGGAGATTGCGAGCTGTTTAACTTCTTCCAACCATTTCAGGCCCTCTTGCGCCATTTTTAAATCATAGGCCTCCACGTGCGTTTTAATCTGGGCCATTTCACCGTCCCTGGGAATTGCTACAAGAGCTACGTTTTCTACCTCGTGACCATTAGCTGTTAAAAGGTAGCCGTATAGCTGAACCTGAAATCTTTGCTGCAAGCTTGGAAAGAAGCGCAGCGATTTAAGCTTTGTAGTTTTCCAGTCCACTACGGTTTTTATATCTTTAATATAAAGATCGCAGTGACCTTTGAGATCGCCAGCTACAAACTCTTGTTCAATTAAAAAATTGTCGCCAAACGGATCTTCTCGCTTAATAGCTTCTGCAACTCCAGAGTGAATAAAAGTACCCAGGATTGCAGCTAAGGCTTCTGTATTAGGATTTGTCTCAGGTGTGTTTTTTAATTGGTGCCACACTTGACGGCGACAGCCACCCACCTGCGACGGTCCAATTTCGACCTGTAAAGATCTATCCCTGGATCCGTCAAAAGCTATAAGTGACTTTGCAAGCAGATTAGATAAGTCCATCTGGTAACCCACTTAGCACTAAAACTGTTGCATTGAGCTTTGTGTCTTTACAACCACTGTAATAATCAGGAGATATCCCAATAGGTGCTTCAAGAAATTCAAGCTCTCGAGCTATTCGCTGGCGCCAGTATCCTTCAAACTCTTTTGCTAAAACCTCATAACTAAGGCCGTTTAGTAAAACAGTGTGTAAAGCGTCACCCTGGATATATGCCAAAGTTTGATCGTGCATAGCTATCGGATTCATTTTGTTTTCCTTACTATGTCCATACACACTAAGAAATCAAAACACGGTTCGTGTTTAACTTTTTTGTCAATTAGCCAGCGTTCAGCGCATTTGTCGCAGACAAACTTTGACATTTTTTTTATCATTTTTTTGCGAACGCGCCTAAACCTCATAGATCAAACCCCGATCTGACAGAAGTACCCAGGGAGCGAGCTAGGTCGATCTGAGTTTTGACTCTCATACCGTTAGCTCTTGCAGCTCTTACGATTGCGTCCACTTCTCCCATCTTGATATGCAGTAGGTGGTTATCAACTAAAGCCATATCCTCACGTTCTTGGACCGTGTAATTTTTACCACTAGGAGCTGACTTAGAAGCCAGCTCAATTCGAGATTTAGCTAGTGCGATCTCATAGGAAGCTTTTGTCATAGCGTAGATATTTTCAGCTTCAATTAGCTCATTATGAGCTTGATCTAATTCGTCGCTGAGATTGCGTAACCGTCGCTCTACTTGAGCTGGCGTGACGATTTCGCTCATTCTGGATCCTTTACCGCCTGGAGCTTACGATTTTCTATTTCTAGAACTTTCCAGGTGTCAGAGCTATAGCCGAAGGGATCTGGTTCCAAAAGGTAACCTGAGCGCTCTAAAGCTTGACCTAAAGCTACTGAGTCGATCTTGAGCTCTTTAGCTACACGGTCCATAGCTACTTGCTGATAATTGACAGCTACAAGCCAGCCCATTGAGGGTTCAAACTTTTTCTGCTTATCACTCATTTTGCAACCTCCGCTGGCTTATCCTCAGGCAACCTTGCGCTTCTAGCGTTGATAGCGTCGAGAATGGTTGTCCCTGCAACCTTGCACTCGTGCAGCTCTTTTTCACGGATCCAGAGCTCACGTAGCTTTTGACGGTCCTCGGTAGCTGAAATCTCAGCTAGCACTGTTTTTGCATAAGCCATTTCTGTTTCTGTAAATACACGCTGTTTAGGTAAAGCTTTAGCAGCGTTAGGTAAAGGCTTAGAGTCCGAACTCTTTACCTCACGGTTGCGAACTTCCTCAGCTGAGGCAATAGGTGACTTTTTGGTGTCAGCTGCTAGGACTGCCACGATAGCTCGACCCCAGGCTGAGGTCTCAGCATTCTGGACTTCTGAGTCACGTGTGTAAGGGGTAGGCCCTGGAATTGGCTCCCAGGCCGTTCCTACGCCTGGACGAGGGTCCTCTGGCGTACGAAAGGCAGCAGCTGTAAAGACGATCCAGTCCTTGCCTGCTACCTGGACAAACTCATATTTCACCTGTTGGAGTGAGCCTGTTGGATATTTGTCTCTGAACTCTGCAATACGCGCAGCTACGTCTATATAGTCTTTCGGCCCTTTGTAATCAGCCATTTTTGCCTTCTTTCAATAGGAGCTTCTTTGAGCTCGGTCGGGAGTACGCTATCCCAATAATTACACCCTGGCAATAACCGTGTCGGGCGTGTCTGGACTGTAAGGAGTGAGAAGATATGGCTATGGCTTATTCATCTGTAGAAATTATGTGTGGTGGACTTTCAATTAGCGTTCAAACCGAACTGACATACCCAGACGGTCTTGACGATCTATGCGCTCGCTCTTTAACTTTGTTTAAGGAAGGTGTAGCTACGGCAAAAGCTAACGGTATCGACATTACCGTTATGAGCCTTCACACCACCGATTACGGCGACGACGACCTAGACGACTAGGCGAACCGAAAGCCTAAAGCTGTATTCAAGTAACCGACTGTTTTTGTAATAGTCCTCTGGTTATCAAAGTCTGTTGTAGCTGGCATTTCACGATCTTCCCAGCTGATCTCGTATTTAGGCAAGCTAAAACCCCAGATCCCTCTTGGAGTTGAGCAGATATAAACAGGCAGCATTCCTCGAGCTTCTGCAGCTTTATTTAGACGGTCATATTTAGACTTTTCGATCAACAGCTTGTCGTAATGAGTCCGACGACATTTAAGCTCCATATAGATATTTCTGGATTCTGAATAACAGTCCCAAACTGAATACTGGTCCTCAGGCCTTATGAGATCTTTGTACCAGTTGTATAAAAAGTCGTAAAGGTTATCCTCGTTCATTTGTCCACCGTCGATAAGACTTAATGTAGACAGCTCCATATCCGATTGAAGCCAGAATAAATCCGTATTGGTGACTTGTTAGCGCGTAGATCACCCAAAGAGATTCATTGAGAAGCAATAGCAGCCAGCCCTGGACTGATTTACGACCTACAAAAAAAATACCTGTACAGCCTACGACTGCCAGGATCCAGGACCACACTTAATCGAGCCAAACCTTATATGCAGCTGTGACTCTACCTTTAACTGGATCAACAAAGTGCAGACGCTGTGACGGAGTAGCGCTGGCTGCAAGCATTACGCCTGCATACCGATTCTCACTTTCAGTCGATCCAGTTTGGTAGACAGATCCTAGCCCATTCGCCATAGGCCATTCTGCGTGTGTGTGATAGTGACCAATATAAAGATCGCGCCAGGCAAAGCTAGGGTCATAAGCTCCAGATTTCCAACGGTTAGCGTGTTGAACAATAGCTGCAGGAGAAGCAAAGCCATTTCGTCCTACTTCGTCACCGTGAATAAGTAAAGCTTTGTAGTTTCCGATCTCTACACGTTGAATATCGTCTGGACATTCTTGCCAGGTTAAACGTTTTTCACCCTTGAGAAGCTGGCGAGCTAGCTCATAACACATACGGTCAAAGTTGTCTGACCTGGGTACGTTATCGCGCTTAGATCCAATTCGACCGTGATTACCCCATTCAGGTACTACGGTGACCTTTTGATAATTAGTTAGCGCATAGCGAACCACGTCTACAAGAAGCTTTGAAACATTGACATATTGCTCAAACAAAGTTGCGTCGATCTCAAAAGCCTGGCTAGGAAAGTTGAAAAGTCCTTCAACCATATCTCCACCAAACATAATTACGCAGTCATTGACTGGGTGGTCAGCTCGCATAATGTCTGAAATCTTGACAGCCTTTTCAGCAAAATTCATTACGCGCTCATACATAACTTGAGAGTTGTAGCTAGGAGTTTTCTTTGCTCCTTGCCAGTCCGTGAGGTGCCATAAAGCTACCTCAGGTTTTTTCTTGCTCTTTGTTAAATCAGGAGCTTTAACTGGAGTAATTGGTCCCATAGCTAAAGTTGCGTCGTGAGCTGCCTGGTGAGTTACCTCTACAAGCTCATCTGTGCGCTGCTTAGCTTGAAGCAGCTGTTTTTGGACACGCATAAGAGCTCTACGCAGCTCTGCCACGTCCTCTGACTCAACCCCCTCAGGGAGAGCGTTGAACTTATCCTCGAGAGACACGATTTACGATTTCTTTGTAATGTCGAAGGTAACCGAACTTGTCGTCGTAACTGTCCTCGTGTGTTGGATTGTGAAAGAGTCGGACTGTTTTGAGAGCGTCCATAAGGAGTGCGACTTTGTGTGCTGGAATGTCCTCGATCTTGAGGAGGGATCCCCATATTCTTCCGATTGTGGTGAACTCTGTGTAAGCGTCTCCATACTGTTCCAGCCTCTCCTCTAAGATTTCATCTACTTTGTCGCGCACTTGCATTCGCCTTTTCTGTGGGAAACGATAGAACCTTCTGACAGCTTGAGACCCTCAGATCTGACGGTTTTAGCTATGAGATAAGTAGGGATTTTGCCTTCAATAGCGTTTTTTAAGACTTTACTGTTTTTTTCGTCAAGCGATTTTAATAGTAAATCTACAGGACACCCTTTAGATTTTGGTTGATACTTTGTGAATGCTTTTTCTAAATCCATAACGCGGATTCTAACCATAATTCTAAGGTTGATACTTGCGACACGCCAAAACAAAATCCCCCACCTTTTATTGGTGAGGGATACCTGAGATTGTGATGTCACTCGAGTCTCAGTCTGCTATACCCCGTCGGTATCTGACCGACAGGCAGACTTTACATATAGATTCTTAAATACTCAGCAACACGCCCTAAACAAGACCACCAAACTTTTCTTCAAACTCGTCTATATGGTCGTCTACGTCACGATTGATTTCTGGGAAATCGTCGATCATTGTTATTTAGCTGAGGCTGCCTTTTTAGCTTTTTTAGCTTCTGGTGACTGAGCGTCCTCAAGAGCCTGTGTAGCTGCAGCACCGATTAGGCCATAGGTTTTATCGTTAGGGTTAAGTCCTTTAATTATTGGCGCTGCGATAGAAGCTAAGCCAGCTAAAGCTAGGTCTTTAACATTTCTGTCGCCCATCATATAAATAGTCATAGCAGAAGCTACAAAAGTACCTGCATAGGTCTCAGCAGCTGCGATCCATTGTTTTTTATTCATTAGTTACTCCATTTAGGTCGGACTACAGATTTTACTGTAGAAGAGGCTCGATTTTTAAGGTAGGCACCGTCGCCGTTTGCCTGATTTACTCCCACGTGGTCAGGTCCAGTATTTCCTTCATAGCTCATTATGAGGTGAGAATGAGGATCTACACTGACGGCTATTCCTGTGTGCTCAGCTACTCCTTTTCCAGAGAAGTCAAAGAGCAGAATGTCCCCAGGTTGAATTGTGTTTTTATCGACCAGGAGATTTTTAGTTTTAGCCCACGCTTCAAAAGCTGAGCAGCTGGCATAGCCTTTAGGAGTTTGAGCGATTAAAGGCAGGCATTTAGCTTGATTAAAAACCCAGCTAACAAACATAGCGCACCAGGGATTGTGGTCTAAACCGTACCAGGCACCATATTTAGTTTGATTGTTAGGGCCTTCTTTGTAGCCCACTTCTTTTTTAGCTATATCTAATACAGCTTGAGCTTGATTACTCATCTTCCCCCCTCTTTTGTTGAGTTTGAGTTCCACCGACAAAGCCTACAGCTCCACCTACAAGCGCAGACCCTAAAGCCGTAATGAGCTGAGTAGCGTTTTCTGAAATAGGTATGTTTTGATGAATGGCTACAGCCAGGTAAAAAGATCGTCCAAAAGCCCCAATAGCAATAATAAGCACTAGGGATACTGCTCCTCGAGCTAATACGAGAGCTACCTGGTCCACATTTCTAGAACGCTTTTTTTGAGCTTTTTTCATTTTCCAACATATTTCTGATAAGCAAAATACCAATTAGTAGCTATAGCCTTTTGAGCGTCAGCTAAAGTAATTTTGTTAGCGCATACAAGCGCGTGAAGCTTATTTTCAACCTGGTCTTTAATGCGAGCCCCCGTGCCTGCGTACGGCTGAGGCCATAGGTTTTTAGGGTCAGTAGGGTTGCCACCGATTTCTAAGGAAATTAGGTGATCTTCTTCGTAATTGGCTAAAGCTTTATCGGCAAAAGCCTGATACGCCCCTGCAAGCTGAGAAGCTTTGAGCTTTGTTGTATAACTAGCTGGTGGTCGAATTGTTGCCGTGTAATTAGCTTTACAGATTGTCTGCTGGATATTGGCCTGGGTGACGGCTGGATTAGTAGCTCCAGGGGTAACCGTGCTTAGCGGTAGGACAATAGTTGCAACAGCTTTAAGGGAAATCATTTTTGCTCGATTTTGGTCATTATGATTGCCTGGTTTAATTGGAGATCGTGAAGAGCTTTGTCCTGGCGATTCATCTGGTCTTTCATAGAGCCCCCACCGTTTTCGTAAAGCTGATATTCAATTTTGTCTAAGCGCTTATCCATTTTTCTCAAAATACGGCTAATCCAAAAAATCGGTGCTCCTATAATTGTAAAACTTTCAAGTAACGCCCATATAGCGTTTGAAACAGTAGCGATATTGCTCCAGATAAGCATTTTGCGCCCTTTCGGGTTATAGGTTAGACGAGGGTAATAGTCCTAAGTGTACCGTTTGCGTCTATGACTTTCAGAGTGTTAGAAGTTGAGTTGATCCACATATCACCCTTACGAGTGTAAGTAGGATCCGTAGCTACAACAGGGATAGTAAAACGAGCTGCTGTTTCCAATTTTCTCAAGCGATCGTCTAAAGCTGTAAATAAGTCACGGATAGCTGGTGGCTGATTGACATACGGCATTTTTAGTCCTAATTGCTGGTAGTTGTAAGAGTAAGGGTAACGCGCTCTGGCTGATTGTTTTCTCCAGGAGAGACGTTTAATCCAATAATGCGGAAGTTGCCGTCAAAGGTAGAAGGGTAAAAATCGTCTGTAATAACGAGGCGAGCTTGATCTCCCAAGCTGTAAGTTCCATAAACAGGATCTACATACGGTGGAGCTACTACTTGAATGGTCTGAGGAGGATAAGAGGTAACTAATACCTGGCCTGTAGCCATATTTCCTAACAGCGTGCTGTCAGTGATATTGGAATAGTTCATTGAGTCCTCAAGAAGAGGCCAGCCAGCTGTGAGCTTTGTAGAGTCAGTGCCAGTAGAGATCAACTTAGCTTCATTAGATCCAGCTCCTGTGAGGTAGACCGTATTGGCAGCTTTAGTACCGTCCTCTTTGTAGTTGTACTGGACGATATTTCCAGCAGGAAGCATAAAGACTGGAACAGTAGTAGAAGTCTGTGAGTAGGTATTACCGAGGCGCGGATAGCCAAGTTGCAGGGTCTTAGTAGGGTTACCGCCACCGTCGTAAGCAACCTTGATGTTAAAGTCAAAGCCATTAGTAGCTTTTGCTAAATCCGATATAGCGCTGAAATAGGTTTTAAGCTCGTAGTTGTAGTAAGTCTGAGTAACGGTGACGCCAGAGGTGTTAGTAGGCACAATAACGCCTATATTGCCCCCTGTGACGGCCTGAGCTGCAGTCACTAGGTTTTGTACCACCGTGAGCTGATCGACCCCTGTAAAGGCCTGTGTGGTCGTTATACGACGGCGTTCAAAGTAGCTTTCAAACTCACGAGCTGTGACTTTGAGGTGCTGACTAGCTGTGTCCCATTCACGGCCCCAGATAATGCCACCCCAGACCAGGGTTCCAGCTCGATCCACGTAAATCGCATTTCTACCTGGAATAGTCGAAGCCAGCACATTGAGTTGAGCAGCACTCACACCCGATAGAAGTAAATCCCCCGTCAGCGTTCCAGCAGCGTTTAACTGTTGCGTGAAATTGACATTAGTAATCGGCAGTTCAGCGATTATGTTGTTAGTCAGTAGATCGGCGAATAGATACCGATAATAAGTAGTAGCCATTTGTCTATCTTACTTACTTAGCAGGTGTAGGAGCGACCTCAGGTGTAATCGGTGTTTCAACTACTGGCGCAATAAACTTTGTGCCGTCATAAGTCCAGCCGATACCAGCAGGGTTAGAGTCTGTGTATTCCACGCAGGTTAGCCCAGTTACTAATTCAGCAATTTCTTTGGTATCAGCAACAATTACATTAGTTACTACGCCATCTTGTATTTCAGCAAAAGTAGCCATTATTCATTTCCTTTCGGTGGGTAAAACTTTCCATCTATATAAGTTCCGTTAAGATAAGCAGGGCTGTTTTCAACAGTCATTGGAATCAAAGTTTTTCCTCCTGCTTCCTCAACAATTTTTTCGTAAGGAACATTAGGAGCAAAATATCCAATAACAGTTTTTTTATCTATATCCAATAAAGCAAACATTTAGTACCAAACAACAAGTAAGCCTGCGGTGCCGTTACCACCTGCGCCAGTAGCTCCCCCACCGCCACCTGCGCCGTAACCAGTAGCGGAACTACCAGTTAAACCTGAATCGCCGCCTTTCCCGCCTGTTCCTGTATATCCCGTAAAGCCTGATGCAGCACCGCCAGCACCGCCTGTATATCCACTACCAGCAGCACCGCCACCGCCACCTGGATAAGAAGAAGCACCGACTGATAACGAACCGCCACCGCCACCGCCGTTAGTTGCCCCAACACCATTTGAACCTGCTGTTCCTCCCGCGCCCCCATTACCTGAAGGAATGGAACCACCTCCCCCTCCACTTGAACCATAACCTCCACCTCCATTACTGCCACCGCCACTTGGTGCCGTACCAGCATTTCCGTTGGCATTGTATGAACTAATAGAACCAAAAGTTGTTATTCCTCCACTACTTCCATTACTGGTACCACCACCACCTGTACCACCTGCACCGATTGTATAAGGTATTGAACCGCCAATCCACGGCATAACACCAAAAGTAACAAAGCCACCGCCACCGCCACCGCCACCGCCGTTGTTTGCTCCCCAACCACCGCCACCGCCACCGCCACCGCCAACACAACTTGCATAAATAAGTGTTGGAGTAGTTAAACTTCCCAAAATTGTAAGAATTCCTGAAGATGTAAAAACATTTTGTAATTTAGGCGCTGAAGTTGGTGTTGGTTGAATTAAAATACCCATTTAACTAACTCCTTAAACGATCGTAATGCCTGAAACTTGCGCATCTATTTGAGGCACGCTTGCTCCGACAACGATAGATTGAGTTGTAGCAAAGTATTGTTTAATGTCGAGGAAAGTAGAAGCGTTAGCAGCGATAGATAATTGCTTTGCTACGGCAGTTCCGTTAATAGTTAAATTAACCTGAGCAGCAGAAGCAGTTGGATTAGAAAATACTGCGTTAGTTACAATTCCGTTAGTAGAAGCAGCGAGTGTGTAGTTAGCAGGATACTTACCGAACGCGCCTTGTGTGATCGCAGTTGAAGCAAGAGTCTGGGTTGCTGAGGTATAAGTAAAGAGTGTTGTAGAAGGCACGGCAGTAACGACAAAAGTTCCGTCAATACCAGTCTGTCCGACATTCACGCGCACAATATCGCCGACAACTAATCCGTGTGCTGAACCTGTTGTAACTACGGCTGTGTAGTTCACTACTGC